TACAGCGAATAAGTATTTCGCGACGTTTAAAACTCGCTACATTAAAGAGAAAAAGGCGTTTGAAGACGGGAAATACACGCAAGCGGAGTTTAACGCATGGTATTATTCGCAAGTAGCAAGGGGCAAGAGATGGCAATCGCTCCGAGACCAGATGGCAGAGCGAATGACGCAAGCCAACAAGATTGCGCAGGGATATATCAATAATATCTTGCCAAGGATATACTGCACGGCGAGCAATTTAACAGCAAAGGACGCACAGTATGCGGCGGCAGCAGAAAATATCACAGGAATCCGCTTTGACCTGGTCGATGAACGGACAGTCAAGCGTCTGATGGCTGGGAGCAGAGAAGTCCGACCGTACAAGCGTGTTGAAATCAATATACCTAAAGACGTTCGATGGAATCGTGCAAAGATACAGGACGCAGTCTTACAAGGGATATTACAGGGCGACAGCATTGATAATATCGCCGAAAGATTGCAGATTGTCACAGCGATGAACCGCGGACAGGCGGTGTGCAATGCGCGGACAGTCGTCACAGGGGCGCGAAGCGCAGGAAAGCAAGACCGATATGAAGACCTCGCCGAGCAGGGTTGCATTGCGACAAAGGTATGGAACGATACACATGATGCCATGCCGCCAGAGCGTGAAGAGCATTGGGAAGCAAGCGGACAAGAGGTGCAATACGATGAGCCTTTTGACGTAGGCGGCGAAGAATTGATGTACCCCGGAGACCCTGCCGGAAGCCCTTGGAATATCTACAACTGCCGATGCACGATGAAGACGGGAAAGTTTAAATTTAAAAGTACGGCGAAAGGCAAGGTCAAAGTGAGGTGATGGCGCGTGGCGACAATATCAACGAACGGTCTGACTGTAGAGTTTAAAGACAATAGCGACGAAGTGCTCGCAGCTGTCAAGAATGCAATAGAAAGAGGACTAAAAGCGTGCGGCGAAACTGCCGTGGGATATGCTCAAGATAGGTGCCCTGTGCAAACGGGAAACCTTAAAGGGTCAATCACATACGAGGTTGACGGCGATGATGTATATATTGGCTCAAATGTCTCATATGCTCCATATGTCGAGATGGGAACGGGCATTTATTACAGCGGAGGGCGACGCACTCCGTGGGTGTATCAAGACGCTGATGGGAATTATCATACAACGCAAGGAAGCCGCGCGCAGCCATTTTTACAACCAGCGGCGGCAAATCACTCAACCGAATACATGGAGATACTCAAGCAATCGCTTGAGAATGCATAAGTGGACGAGCTTCGTCCACTTATTGTTTTATTATTCCACAAAAAAGCAAAAGCCCATTATTGGCAGTAATGGACTTTTGCTCATTTTAAATCAGGAGAAAGGTATTTTTGCAAAACAATCATAACACACTTTTTGTATTTTTTCCACAAAATTTCAAGTGTGCGTTACAAAGCCTAATTTAAATTTAAAATTATAGATAATCAAATTGCGAGAAAACGCAACCGAGAAAAAGGAGATTTTAAAATGGCACTAACAGTTAAGTTTTTAAAAGGCATGGGGCTTACTGATGAGCAGATTGAAGCTGTTACAGAAGAGCACGGTAACACAATCCGCGGCTTGAAGGAAGAGCGCGATGAGCTTAAGGGTAAGCTGGGCGATATTGACGAAATCACGAGAGAACGTGATAAGTTAAAAAAGGCAGTCGAAGAATCTGGCGATAGCGAGTACAAGAAAAAGTACGATGATATCACCAAGGAGTTTGAGGACTATAAAAAAACACAAGAAGCCAAGGAAAACCATGCGGCGAAAGCTGAAGCGTACAAGAAGGCGCTAAAAGATGCAGGCGTGAGTGATAAGTTCTTAGACAAGGTTCTGAAAATCACAGACATTGATTCGCTAGAACTCACAAAGGACGGCAATTTTAAAGATGCGGAGAAAATCGCGGAGAATATCAAGAGCGAGTGGAGCGACTTCATCGCCAACAGCGACACACATGGAGCAGATACGCACACGCCGCCAGATGGCAGCGCACCGACGACATATACTCGCGAGCAGATAGCCGGAATGACCGCCGAGCAGATAAACGCACATTGGAACGATGTTAGCAAGTCATTAGCAAACATATAATAACAACATCGAAAGGATAGGTGACAGGAATGTCAGTTACAAATTTCATACCGACACTATGGAGCGCAAGATTGCTTCGTGCACTTGAGAAAAGCCACGTAGCGACCAATTTCATCAACCGAGACTATGAAGGGATTATCACAGGGCAGGGCGATACTGTTAAGATTAACGTCTTAAAAGGCATCACTATCAATGATTATACCAAGAACAAGGATATCGTGGACGCCGAGATTCTCGACACAGACCTTCGGACACTCGAAATCTCACAGGCGAAGTATTTTAACTTCCTCGTTGACGACGTGGACAAGGTACAGAGCGCCGGAAATCTTGTAGACGCAGCGATGAGCGAATCATCATATCAGCTTTCTGACGTGGCTGACAAGTACATATTCGCGACAATCGCAGCAGGCGTCAAGGACGGAAACCGCCTTGACAGCATCAAGCTCACAGCAAGCAACATCTATGAGCGTATCGTAGCACTTAGGACGCTTATGGACAAGGCAAACGTGCCGACTGCCGGAAGAAAGATTGCAATCCCACCAGAGGCTTATGCGCTGCTCTTGCTTGACGAAAGGTTCACAAAAGCCGATGCGACAGCACAGGACACAATTGTTAATGGCTTTGTGGGAAAAGTTGCAGGCTTTGAGGTTTTTGAGAGCAATAACTTGCCAACAGATAGCGAAACGCAGGCGACAAGCATCATTGCGTCTGTACCATCAGCGACAACATACGCCGAGCAGATTGTAAGTATTAAAGCATACGAGGCAGAGAAGAGATTCGCTGATGGCGTCAAGGGCTTGCACGTATACGGCGCGGCGAACGTCAACCCAGAGCGTATTGCTGTATTACCTGCGACATTCTAATGCGAGGTGCAACATGAAACTGATTAAAGGCACATATGTATTTCACAGCGTAGACCCAACAACGATAAAGGTCTACCTTGCTAACGGATTTATTGAAGCAAAGGAAGATACAGCGGCAGCAAAGCCGGAGAAAGCTGAAAAGGCTGAAAGAAAAAAAAAATAAATAAGATTTAAGGGAGTGTTGAGATGATAGGCGAGATAATGCAAGCAATTAAGAATTACTTTCCAACAGAAACGTCTGTGGAGGGTGAATTCACGATATCCGACGGATTCTTGGCACTCCCTTTTATTGACGGGCAATACTTCAGAATTGAGGGGTCAACCCTTAATGATGATGTATATATATATCCATGCGACACCCTTCGTGATGAAACCTTTCACGGTGTGGTGACATTGTTATCTCCTCCTGCACCGTTTATCCGGCTGGCAGCCAGAATTGCAGACTACCAGTCGGCAAACGGCGTATCTCCATACACAAGCGAATCATTCGGCGGTTATTCATACGCCAAAGCTACAAATGCAAGCGGAGCGCCTATATCATGGCAAGAAGCATTCAGAAGCGAGCTGAATAAGTGGAGGAAGATATGAGTTTAATTGATGAAATGATGGATATATGCGTGTTCCTTAACAGGTCCAAAGTGTCGGACGGAGAAGGTGGCTTTAAGGTCGAGTGGAGCGAGGGGGCAGAATTTCGCGCTGCAATTGTAAGGGATTCGACAATGACGGCACGAATAGCAGAGAAAGAGGGCGTGTCAAGCGTGTACACAATTACAACGAGAAAAAGCGAGGTAGAGCTTGAGTATCACGACGTCATCAAGAGGCGGTCCGACGGACTTATTCTCCGCGCTACATCGGATTGCAACAACAGCCCGAGCGTCTCGACGCTTGATATGTGCCAAGTAAATGCAGAAAAGTGGGAGCTTACACAATGACGAAAGAACAGGCTTTTTTTAAATTTTGGAACGGCTTCGGCGTGCAAGCCTACCCAGACAAGGCAGTACCAGACGGCGCAATACTCCCGTATATCACATATACATGGCAGGACGCAGAATTCGGCGGCGTGACGGCGCACACGGTGCAGTATTGGAGTAAGACCGAGAGTGAGGCAGAGCCGAACGCAAAGGCACGCGAAATCAAAGAAAGAATCAGCATGGGCGGCATACAGCTCAAGTATGATAAGGGGACGCTATGGTTGACTTGTGGCAGTCCCTTTTGTATTAACTCCGCGTATGAGGACGACAACACGGTCAAGCTGCGGCAATTAAATATAAACGTGGAACATCACTAGAAAGGAGCATTGAAATGAAATTCACACAGATACCAGAAGATACATTTAAGACCTTGCAGCTTAATGCAGGCATACTTTTAACGACATTTGACCCATCGACGGGCGAATATAAGAACGAGGACATTCTCGGCGCTACTACGGGCGGCGTGCAGTTTTCGTCAAACCCGACATATAGCGATTATGGCGAGGACATCGACAATTGCCCGAAGAATATGAAAGAGCTTAAGAAACTCGAATCTTGGGACGTGAGCATAACGGGTAATCTGCTCAAGGCAGACACAGTCGCCGCCAAGATTTTAATCGGCGCGTGCGACATAGACCCTGATGATACAACGCACCTTGTGCCGAGAAACGACATCGACCTCGGTGACTTTAAAGATATATGGTGGGTCGGCGATTATGGCGATGAGAACAACGATAAAAGCGGCGGTTTTGTAGCGCTGCGAATATTTGACGCACTCTCAACAGGCGGTTACTCGTTTAAAACAACCGACAAGGCTAAGACATCGTTTGCTTTCACATTTACGGGTCATTATTCAATAAGCAATCAGAGCCGCGTGCCTTTTGATGTGTATGTTCGCGCCGGTGTGGCAGAAGATACAGAAGAAATCGAAGAGACCGGCAGCGTTAAAGATGAAGATGAAGAGAAGGAGCAGATAAATGAGGCTTAGTGATTTTAAAGGCGAAAAAGTATTCGACGTGATGAGCGAGCTTCTTGACCCAGTCGCAGAGATTCTCTCCGACAGTCAGCTCGCAACAGAGTATAAGAGCAAGCCGAAGATTGTGGTCGCACAATATATCCTTAAGCATCACAAGGACGAGACCATCAAGATTCTTGCGATTCTTGCAGACAAGAGCGTCGACGATTACTTAGCAGGCGTCAATATCATCTCACTTACTAAGGACGTCCTTGAGCTTCTGGGCGATGAGCAACTCATGGTTTTTCTTCAAGCGCAGCGCAAGAGCGAGGACGAGAGCTCTTCTTCCTTGCCTGCGGCGAATATTGTGGAATAAAATCAGCGCAATTCTTCGTTAATTATTTCGCGGCATATGTCAATCGAGAGCAACGGAGAAGAATATATGAGATGTACATCACAGAATGCCTTAGATTGAGCGGAGAAGGAAAGTATCTTACAACTCCATATCTCGACTTAATAAAGCCGCGAAAACGCGATACGCGAAGCGTAGACGAGGTGATTAGCGACGTGGCGAAGCGTGCAGGATTGAAAGAGAAGAGGTGAGACGATGAACATTTTTGAGCTTGCGGCAAAATTGAGCCTTGATAAAAGCGAATTCGACAGCGGAATCAAAGATGCGGAATCGTCGTCAAGCTCACTTGCAAGCACACTCGGGTCAACACTTAGCACGGCAGCAAAGACGGGTGCGGCAGCACTCGCAGCTGTAGGCACAGCAGCGACAGCAGTAACGGCGACAATGGTTGCAGGCGTCAATTCCACGGCAGAGTACGGCGACAATATCGACAAGGCATCACAGAAGCTCGGCATATCATCACAGGCTTATCAAGAGTGGGACGCAGTATTGCAGCACAGCGGAACATCTATGTCGAGTATGACAAGTG